TTACGCGCAAAAGATGTGCTAAAGTCGCTAAAAATTGGTGGTTTCGTGAGTGCCATATAGACCTATTTATACTTTAGATGGGCGATATATTTTTATTAACGAACCATTATTATTGACTGGGTCATAGCCATCTTGCCAAGAAACAGAGATAGTTCCTACATTCGGCTCAGAAGGTTGCGCCTGACATCCACCGATGAATGTTAGCTTTCCATCCTGACGTTTTTCTTTCACAAAGTTTACGTGACCGAAATCCCAAACTGCTATATCTCCAGGAAGAGCATCAATTAATGCCACTTCAGTTGCACCAAAGTCAGAACTTCTATTCTTAATATCAAAGGCATCTATCGCTTGCGTATATCGGTATCCTGTGCGTTTTAATGTCCAGTTTACCAAAGCCATAGACCAAGGTGTTTGGTCTGAATTAAATGGAGCAACGCTAGTATCATAACCTAAATCTGCAAACAATCCAATAATGTTTCGATTGCTTTGGAATCCTTGTGTTCCTGTTTCTTTCCATGAACCCTGTAGACCTTCATCGGTCAGCACAGTAAGAACATTCATTAGCGGTAGCAGTTCTGGTTTAGGCGCAAGAGAAATCAAAGGATCTAGGCTCAAGTTTCTCAGAGTTCCAGGGAAACATGATTTGATATTACCAGACAAAGCATTCGTCAGCTGCATTCTAAACGAGTCTGGATTGGCCACATACGAAGCTACGGTTGCGGAATATGTCGCTAATGTTTCTTGAGATAGATTTACATTCGCTTCTGGAGTTTGTGACGGAACAACGACGGTCGTGTCGCTTGTTGCTTGTCCAGAAAGTCCAGAGTTTGGTGGAACAACTGGCGGTGGTAGTGGAGTAGTCAAAGTCGGTGCTGCCGTGGATGTAGATTGTTGTTCCGAAGTAATTGCAGTGCTAGATGCATCCACATTTTGATCTTGCTGAGCATTTACTGAACTATCAGAAGAAGATCCAGAAGGAGAAGCTGGTCCTTTTGAAGGAGAATTGTATAGTGCAACGTTCACCCCATTTATAAAAATATTTGGAGAGTAAAATACGTCTGAACTTGTAGGATATGAACCTGGATTTTTTACTGGCATAATTTAACCCTTTCTTCCATTTTTATAATCTTTGAATGTGTTAGGCGCATGAACATTTTTATGATTATAGAATGTAGCAACAGGAAGTCCAGATTTTTCTCCATTAGGATTCTTTGCTCCAAATTTACCAATCGCTATGTGATTCCAACCTATCGCGCCTTTGTCAGTGTATTCTAGCAGATGTTGTCTTGCTCGATTGCCGACAATTTCATGAATTTTTAATGCTTGATCATACGCTGACATTCCAGATGGACCTAAATCTACAGCGCAGCCAACAATGTGATCGCTCTTTGGATTCTTTTGACCAGTTGAAGAAAGCGGATCACGCAAACCATCATTGATATGGAATTTCAATCCTGCGTCTCTTAGTGGATCTAATATTACTTGAGCTATAATAGTTAAATTGTTTACAACATCAGTTGCAGTTATACCTCGAGAACCACGAATTGGTGTTCCTTTAACCAAATCTTTTAGCTTGTAGTATTTGGATATTTGAATATTCAAATCTCCTTTCCATTCAACTGTGGTAGGTTTAACATCTGTTGAACCTCCCGCCTGTGGGACAGTTCCTGGAGAATCGGTAGTATATGGAGTTTGATCTTCTGATTCTCCATTTCCAGATAGCACACCTCTAGAATTAGCTTCGTATCCTTCGCCTGATTGTAAAATCTCTGCGCTTTCTCCAGATACAGAAAGCTCTGCTACAGCAGCTGGCGCGCCGATACCAGCTGTTCCTTCGTTCATACGAATTTCTGAACCTTCTAGGAATAGTTTTCCAGTCACAACTTTTGCTTCTCCTTGTGCTGTCAAATTAAAGTTACCACCTACTTTCCAATTAACATCACCCATTGTAGATAGATTGGTAGATTTATTCGATAATAGATTAATATCACCAGTTGCAGATATATTACAGTTTCCTCTAATATAGAAGTTACCATCACCATATGTAATCTGATTCATAGAACCATTAGAACGCATGACAATTCTTCCATCAGGATGAATTTCTATAAACGATCCAGTTTTATGAAAAATATGAATTCGTTCTGAGCCTTCTGTATCATCAAATTCGAGAACATGGCCACCAGCAGTTTCTAATACATGATTCTTTGGATACATGGCAGAGAATTTAGAAACAGGTTCATTCCAAGTTAAACCTGAAGAAGTTAAAATCCCAACGGCTGCTGTTCTTCTTGTATATGTGATTGCGTCTTCGTCAGTTTGACGACTTGGAGTTTTATAGTTTGGTTGAGTGACAGAAACAATCTCACCAGTATCCGCAACAGTTTCAATTACAGCGTCTGTTGCAATAACAGTTCCTCTTAACTTATTAAGATATTCTCTAAAATATTGTATTCGTTCGTGTTGACCGTTTGATGGTACTTTTCCGTTTACAATGCCGCCACATGCTATGATATATGTGTCTGATTCATTTGGTGGTATCGGCTTTTTGTATGCTCTTGAGTTTTTAACATATGTTGCCCACCACCACGCAGAAGTATCTGCGCGAATCTGTATACTGCTATTTACAAGATCAGGGTTTGAAACGAAATCTGTACCGAATCGGTTTTTAATTCCATTATAATTAGACTTTCCTGTAATTTGTAAATAACCTCTACCTCTATATTTGTAACCTTCTTTAGACGCTTCGTTACCATTACCATTTCTATTGGCATACACTCTGCTGGCTAATTTTTCAGGATTTTTTACATATGGTGTTACATCTATACCTTTGAAATATTTTGGAAATATTGCTTTAATTCTTTCAACTGAGCTATAACTCAAGTTTTCTTGGAATGTTCTCCATGATGTTTCGGCTTTACAATTAGCCAACAACGCAGCAAGCTCTGGAATTTCAGTTATACCAAATTTTTTAGCAGAAGCTATAATAGCTTGTTCGTGTTCATTAAAATTAGCGTTAGATGGATTATTAGTTGCTGGCGGTGTCGGAGTAGTATCGGTGGCTGGTTTTGAAGCACCAGGACTAGGAGTTTTGCCGACAAGCTGTTCAATAGCTTTTGCCACAGTACCATAACCATTAGGATGAAGACCATCGTTGGTTTTATAATTATCTAATTCAAATATGATATCGCCTTTTTCTGCTGCAACTTTTCTTACCGCTTTTGCTGCTTTTTGCATATTTGCGATTACTGCTGCCGTAGGCTTACCATTTTGTTGTTTTGTAAAGGGAACTACAAAAACAACTTTTGGCGAATTGATTGATGCTCTTAGTTTTCTAAGATTAGATTCGGTCGGCTCACCACTCTGGTCATTTGTACCAGCAGAAATAACAGTATAACTTGAACCACTCTTTCCGCTGTAATTTTTAAGAATGTTGGTTGAATTCATTCCTACTGTAGCATTGACTGTTTGTTTCGCTGCGGTTCCGATTCCGACTGCGATACTATCACCGATGTACGAACCACCAGAGATACTATTCTCAGCTGGTGGTGGCGGAGTTTCAGTTGGAGTTGTTTCTCCTGGTAATGGGGCTGGCGGTTCATAATAAGACGGTTGCGCTTCTACGCCAGTAGGAATACCCAATTCTCCTCGCGCGAGTGGTGAGTTAGTTCCGCGTGTTATCTGGCCAGATCTAGGGAATATTCCATCTGGATCATAAAATCCTTTATTTGAATCTGCTGGTCCCGTAGGAATACCAGTTATAGATCCTAGAACAACTGGTTGTTGCGCAGTTGCACCATCAATAAAAAAACCGACAACCCAGTCGCCTTGATTCAACATTGGAGCTGACATATTCGCGGTAGAGTTTAACATAGGAGCCCACGGTAGATCGTCTGTAGCAACTTCACTTCTGTTATCTGAATGAAAGCCAATACATCTTACGCGCGCGCGATTAATTTTTAATGGATCGTCAATGTCCTCGACAACACCCATAAACCAAATAAAATTACCAAATGGTTGATTTTCTATATTATCTCTCATGGTCCTGCGCCTTTAGCAATCGTTATCTTGTTTGCTTTTAAGTATTCGTCAAATGCTTTCACACCTTCTCCATTTCCTTGCGTCAACTCAAATCTATATTCTGCGTTTGAAGAAGGAGGTTTTGGTTTATCAAGATTTGAAGTTCTATTTTCAACTTCGATTTCGTTAGCGTCTTTATAAAGATCTAGAACAGTATCAAATGCAGTACCAACACCGATATCATGTCTAACACCAGCAATAAGATATCTACCATCAATACGAGCATCATATTCTGACACACTGCTCAAATATTTAGATGGAATTTCTGCAACTAAAATATCACCAGGAATGATGTGGTGGTTTCCATGAATTTTAATAGTAATAGAATTTTGTCTCAATGCCTCTATCTGAGCTTTAGCGACTGGATCTTTTGTTGCTCTATTATCTGTTCTTTGATATGATTGGTCGTCGCAGACATACTTTACAAAAAATGCATTGTCTATAGAGGAACCAGTTGTAGTATAGTCAGAAGTCTGTTGTTCGATGCCTTCATAATCAAACGGAGCAAACTTTCCAAATAGATTAATCTTTTCTTTATCTCTTGTATAAGAAAACCCAGAAGAATTTATAGTTCTATCGATAAAATTAAACGAGATTACTTCGTTGTTTAACACACCGCTTTCGAGAAGTTTTTGTCTGTCGCCAGAAACTGGTTGTTCAAAATTAAGAATTCTATTTGCATCAGCGTCAGTATCAGTAGGAGATTTAGATGGATGCTGAAAATACGTGTGGGTATTCGCTGTTTCTATCATCTTTCTTGTAGATTTGAACTTATGTCCTTTCGCAGTTTCGTACGCAAAAAACAAATTATCTTTGTAAGTAAGATTAGCAGATATACTTTTTGCTGTTAGTTCTGAGAGCGCGTTTGTTGGGGTAGTTTTAGAAAAAATAATGTTCGTGTCGCCAGTAGTTTCTTCTATTTCTAACTCTGATTCAGGAATTTTCAAAAACTCTGTATAGATTATTTTTGCGATATCAGAAGTTTTACCTTTCAAAGTTTTGCTTACAAAAATACTTTTGCTAATATATTTTGCTTTTGTTACAGCTTTAATATCCATGACTTTTCTTTTGGTATTACCAAATTGTTCTACATTGCTAATTTCTGTTATTAGAAACGACTCTATAAACTTAAAACTATCAGTTTCGTTTGCAAAAATAGTAATTTCGATCTCATCTCCCAAAGACATTAATCCTTTGTCAAATAATCCACCGCCATCTGACATAACGGTGTTCAAAACCATACTTTTCATAGAAAGTGCTTGAGTAATACTCAGCGTCGTAAGATAACTTTTTAAGCTATACTCTAATGTTTCACCAGGATTACTATTCTTTCTTCGCAAGACAGCGTCAAAAAAATACTGGTTGACGGTATTTTTGTTTGATAATATCATATTAGTTGTTTAATGACTTTTCTAATTCTACTGCGATTCTAGGAGCGAACTGACGATCGACTAGTTTTATATCTCTTCTTTGTTCGTTTAGTCTAAATTCTTTCTCATAATTACTTATCGGAAAGAATGGATCGGTATAAGCATAAATGTATGTTTCAACGCTTATCGTAAAGCTGGTGTCATCGTCAGGATCTAGTGCGTATTCTGCAATACCTTTCGTTGTCTGAAAGGTATTTGCAACAAGATTAGTAGAATATCCAGAAGAAATAGTCATAGAAGTATTATTTGCTATCGCTGTTACTTTTCGATAATCGTCAGAAGTTGTAGTTCCACTTCTGTTTGCTTTGACATAATCTCCGATACTAAACCTTTCAGCAAACGCTGTACCAACACCAGTAACAGTAGATCCGTTGGTAGAAATCGTTCCATTAGAATTTCCTTGGTAATATCCTCTGGCTGCATCAACAGAACCATACTTTGCAGTAATATATGATTCAAATTCTCTATCTGTCATTGGCCATTGAAAATATGGATCTATAAGTTGATTAGAAATCATAATTAACCAAGCATAGTCTACTGAACCATAATAGTCATATGCTACTGTGGTTATACGCTCTCCTTCTGGAACTGTATAGTCGTAAAGAGAAGAAGATAATAATATTTCTCTAATAAAAGAAGATTTTAACATGATATTTCTGAGAGAAATACCATTATAATTAACAATAGGAAAGTTCTTAAAATATTGTCTTGACATGTTAGACCTTCGGATTGTTTATGGTTTTTGGATCGAATCCTGCTAAATCTGCTTTTTTAGCTGCTTCTTCTCTTGCTCGATTTTCTGCTTCTTCTGCTTGATTTATTTTTCTTTGACGCGAAATTTGAGTGTCTACTTGTTCGCCGAAATTACCCTCAACTCCAGGTTTCATTGAAGCAGAGTTACTCAAATCGATTAGTGTTTTGTTCAAAGGATAAATCTCTCTAAATGTAAAAGATACCTTCACCATTTGTGGCGCTGAAGTTTCGTCAAAAAAAGCTATACCGCCAGAAGAACCATATGACGCCTGTAAGTCTGTAATATATCCACGAGACATAGCAAACAAATAATCTGTTCCAACGAAAGATAGTTCAAATTCATGCGGAAACTCTAAGAAGTATCCATCTTCGCGAGGGAGAGAAAGATATCTTAAACTATTGATAAGTTTTCTTAACTCTCTACTTTCGTCATTACTGGTTGGGGAAAATGTATACGAGAAGTCAAAGTTTCTTTGCTCTACGTTTTTGAACAAAAGAGTTGAATATGGATTTGGTACGTTTGACGATAATAAACTAAAGATCGCGCCAAGTTCCTGGCTGAATTGCGCAACAGCGTTTCGTCCAATATATGCGCCCATGCCTTTCATTGCAGGCGCGGAATCTTGGGTTCCTAAATCTTGGCCAGCCTGAAACATAGCAGCAGAAACACCAAGATCCATAGCAGAGTAAGAAATACTCAATTTGTCTTGTATTTGTTCTGGAACAGGCAAAATTATCGTTTGTCCAGCAACTACCGTTGAACTTACCGTGGGCACAGCTCTAGTTCCACCAGTCAATAAGTCAGAAGTTACACGAATCCCAGAACCTGATTTTGAAACAGCTGCCGCATCTTCTGGCGCATCTGTCTCATATTGTCTTGCAGTATTATTGACAGCAGCTTTTTCTTCAGGAGATCGTTTCACCAAATAAGGGGTGAGAAATACTTTAACATGCGCTTTGTCGATATCAAGCGGATATCGTATAGCAGCACCAGTAGAATCAGTCTGATTCTTTTTTGACGTATTTATTACTTCTCTTGGGGTTTCTGATCTTGGCATATAAATACCTTGTTGAATGTACTCTTTATTTAGGCGATAAAATGGCATGGAAAGGAAGATACAAGGTCAAGAACCCAGCTAAATATAAGGGTGACCCGACCAGAGTTATTTATAGGTCAAGTTTAGAACTAAAGTTTATGAACTTCCTTGATACTCACTCAGACATAATTGAATGGAACTCAGAAGAAGTTGTAGTACCATATCGCTGTGTTACAGACAATAAAATGCATCGATACTTTGTGGACTTCTGGTTTAAGAAAAGAACGCCAGATGGTAAAATAGAAAGTATCCTCGTTGAGATTAAGCCATTGGCTCAGACTCGCGAACCCAAGAAACAGCAGAGAAGAACTAGACGCTATATCAACGAAGTGATGACTTGGGGCAAGAATCAATCGAAATGGAAAGCTGCCGAAGAATACTGTAAAGATCGTGGCTGGAAGTTTCAAATTATAACAGAGAAGGAATTAAACAGC